ATGCAGGGCCAGCAGGCTCCGGCACAGGCCGCCCAGCCAGACCCTCAGCAAGCCCATCAGGCTGCCCCGGCTGCGAGTCCGACCCCGCCTTGGGCACGGGCTCGCCAGTAACAGGCGACTTTGGGACCCGCCTCACGGCGGGTTCCTTTTCATGGTCTGAGGGGCTCAAAGTGAGGCATAGGATCAAGGACCCATTGCCCAGACCTCTATCGTGTGACAGCTGCCGTAGTCGCTCCGTCAGCCTCGAGGAGAACTCCGTCCTGTACGGGGCGGCTATCGGCAACTGGTTTCTGATCTGGTTCTGTGGTCATTGTGGGGCGTCAGTGGGCTGCCATCCCGGGACGGATATCCCACTCGGTAAGATGGCGGATCGAGCAACGAGACAACTGCGCAAGAAGGCGCACGAAGAGTTTGACCCTATCTGGAAATGCGGTAAAATCAATCGAGGCCAGGCGTATCAGTGGTTGGCCGAACAGCTTGGGATCGAAGTGGGGGCCTGCCATATATCTTGGTTCGACGCGGCGACCTGCGAGCTGGTAATCAGAATCTGCCGGAAGGCAAGGAGAAAGAACAATGTATCTAACAACCGCCAGCGGTCGCGCCATTGACATCCGGCGGATAACCCCGGACGACATCAGCATCCTGGACATCGCCCATAGCCTGAGCAACCTGTGTCGGTTTGCTGGCCACACGCGCGAGTTCTATTCGGTGGCCCAGCACAGCGTCCGGGTCGCCTTGGCCCTCCCGCCCGAGCTCCAGCTGGCCGGGCTCCTCCATGACGCGACGGAGGCCTATGTAGTGGACCTCCCCCGCCCGATCAAGACCCTCCTCCCAGACTACAAGAAGCTGGAGGCCAGAGTCTGGGAGGTGATCTCCTTCCGCTTTGGCATTTCCCGCTTTGAGCACCCTTTGATCAAAGAGGTGGACAACCGCGCCCTGCGGACGGAGTGGGAGGAGCTCATGCGACACCCGCTGCCGATGGAGTTTAAGGGGCTCCAGCGACTCCAACCCGAGGCCCCTCTGCCGCCGAAGGACGCCTACAAGCTGTTCCTGTTGACCTTTGCCCAGCTTTCGGATATGACGCTGGCCCACCTGGAGGAGGTACACTGATGAGCTATACCCCTCGTATCGCGACCCAGACCCTCGACACCATCGCCGCCCACATGGAGCGGGACCAAGGCGCGGCCTTCCGTCGGCACCTTCGCCACCTCATGCCACAGGCTGAGGACGCCTACCGCGACGAGGAGGATGCTTTTCGCTCGCACCTCGGGGCCTCCCTGATCGGGCGCGAGTGTGCGCGGGAGCTATGGTACTCCTTCCGCTGGACCACCAAGCCCAGCTTCCAAGGCCGGATGATCCGGCTCTTCAACCGCGGGCACCTCGAGGAGCCCCGGATGGTGGCCCTCCTCCTGATGATCGGCTGCACCGTCTGGCAATTTGACGAGGAAGGCAACCAGTTCCGGATCAAGGGCCACAAGGGCCACTTCGGTGGCGGGATGGACGGGGTCATCCTCGGCGTCCCGGAGATCCCGGACGAACCGGTGCTCGGGGAGTTCAAGACCCACAACGACAAGTCCTTCCAGAAGCTGAAGGGGGATGGCGTCCGCGAGGCCAAGTTCGAGCACTACGTTCAGATGCAGATGTACATGGGCAAGAACGGGTTCCGCTGGGCGCTCTACATGGCGGTCAATAAGAATGATGACGAGCTCTACGCCGAGCTGGTTGCCTTCGACCAAGTGACCTATGACCGGTTCTTGGACCGCTCCGCCATGGTGATTGACGCCGTCGAACCACCTCCCCGGATCAACAACAGCCCGGGCTGGTACAAGTGCAAATTCTGCGACCACTCCCCGGTCTGCCACGGAGCCGCCATGCCTGAGAAAAACTGCCGGACCTGTCGCTGGTCTACTCCTGTTGATGAAGGCAAGTGGGTGTGTGAAAATCCGAAGGTGATCGAGGTACTCAAAGAACAGGGATACCACGATGACCAGTGGGAGCTGACCAAGGAGGCCCAGCTCCGCGGCTGCGATGATTACGAACTCCACCCTCTGATCAAGGCGAAGCAATAGAATGCAATTCCGCGACTATCAAGACTACGCGATCGAGTCCATCTTCCGCTACTTCGAAGAAGGCGGAGAAGGCAACCCGGTCGTCGCTATGCCTACCGGCACCGGTAAGTCTGTGGTAATTGGCGGTTTCATTCAGCGGGCCTTCCAGCGCTACCCAGGCCAGCGGGTCATGAAGCTGACCCACGTCAAGGAGCTAATCGAGCAGAACTTCGAGAAGCTCCTGGCCATATGGCCGACCGCCCCCGCCGGCATCTTCTCCGCGGGGCTTGGGCGCCGGGACGCCTACTGCCCGATTACCTACGCCGGGATCGCCACCGCTATCAAGGCGGTGGAGACCTTCGGTCATGTTGACCTCTTGCTGATTGACGAGTGCCATCTGGTTTCGCCGAAGGCGGATACCATGTATCAGGCATTCATCAACGGCCTCAAGAAGGTCAACCCGTACCTCAAGGTGATCGGGTTCACCGCCACACACTACCGGATGGGGCAAGGCCTCCTGATCGAGGAGGGTGGGCTCTTCACCGGCGTCTGCGTCGACATGACAACCCTCGAGGCCTTCAACTGGTTCCTGGCCGAAGGCTACCTCTGCCCGCTGGTCCCGCGGCCCACCCGCACGGAGCTGGACGTGGACGGGGTCAAGATCCAGCAGGGCGAGTACAACCTCAAGCAGCTGCAGGAGGCGGTGGACCGGGGCGAGGTAACCCATGCCGCTCTGCTGGAAGCCCTCGAGATTGGGCATGACCGCCAGCACTGGCTGGTCTTCGCCTCCGGGGTGGAGCATGCCATCCACGTTGCCGCCATGCTGGAGAGCCTCGGGGTCTCCGCCACCTGCGTCCATTCCAAGATGAGTGACGGGGAGCGGGACCAACGGCTGGCGGACTACAAGGCTGGCAAGTACCGGGCCATGGTCAACAATGGCATTCTGACCACAGGCTTCGACTTCCCAGCCATCGACCTGATCGTCATGCTCCGCCCGACCCAATCGCCGGGGCTGTGGGTTCAGATGCTCGGGCGGGGTACCCGTCCACTCTATGCTCCCGGCTTTGACCTGGAGACCACCGAGGGCCGGCTGGCTGCCATCATCAACAGCCCGAAGCGCAACTGCCTTGTGCTGGACTTCGCCGGCAATACCCGTCGCCTCGGCCCGATCAACGACCCGGTCATTCCGAAGCGCAAGGGCAAGGGCGGGGGCCAGGCCCCAGTCCGCATCTGCGAGAACTGCGGCATCTATTGCCATGCCAGCCTGACCCATTGTCCGGAGTGCGGCTTCGAGTTCCCGCGGTCCATCAAGTTCGGCTTCCACGCCGGGACGGAGGTGCTGATCCGGGACGGCCAGGAGTTCCCGCAAGTGGAGCTGTTCCGGGTAGACCGTGTGGTCTACAACGAACACCGCAAGGAGGGGCGCCCGCCCAGCATCCGGGCCAGCTACTACTGCGGGCTGCGGATGTTCGACGAATGGGTCTGCCTTGAGCATGAGGGCTTCGCCCGCAAGAAGGCCCGGGACTGGTGGCGCAACCGGGCCGCTGATCCTCAACCGCCCGAGACCATCGCGGACGCCTTCCAGCGCCTTGGCGAACTCCGCACCCCGACCCACATCCGGGTCTGGATCAACAAGAAGCATCCTGAAATAATGAGTTATCAATATGCCGAAGATGACAATCCCGCCGGACCGACGGAGTAAGGCCCTCCAGTATTACCATGCTAATCGGGAGGCCCGGAAGGCCAAGTCTCTCCAGTGGAACAAAGATAACCCGGAAGCTTTACAGGCCTCAAAGGAACGGGCGCGAGCCAAGGAATACGGGCTCACCGTAGAACAGCTCCGTGCCATGTTAGCCCGGGAGACTTGCGATATTTGTGGGGACCCATTCTCGTCTACCAAGCACCGCCACGTTGACCATGATCATGAGACTGAGAAGGCCCGAGGCCTCCTCTGCTCAAACTGCAACCACGCCATCGGCAAGATGAAGGACAGCCCGGAACTCCTTCTCAAAGCCGCGGACTACCTGGAGAATAGCTATGAATACGAATCAGCAGCACCAAGCCCAGCGGATTGAGTTCCAAGAGCAGATCATCCGCTCCCAGAACTGGGCCACCTGCCTCAACTGCGAATACTGGGAGAACAAGGCCAACCGGTGCTCCCAATTCAACGCCCAGCCCCCGCTTGAGGTCATCGTGGTGGGTTGCCCTGAGTGGTTGGGGGAGCTCCCGTTCTGATCCCGTTTTGCCTCTAAAAGGCGCTTTTCGATTCGAACATTCAATCGTTCCCGGGCGCCCAACCTGTTGCTACCCGATCCGGGGTCCCCTATAATTCAATCATGGTTAGGGGGAATGGGTCCCCCGGATCATAAACCAGGACAGGAGCACAGCATGAAAACTTACACCGCTAAATCTTCCGCCCACCGCGCCGCCAAGCAAGCTGGCCTGACCAAAGAGCAATACGAGGTCGTCGAAGTCGATGGTCAATTCGGTTTCAAAGCAATCGAGGCCGAAACGGCCGAGAAGCCGGTTGCCCCGATCGGTGCCGAGTTCGAGGGCGATGCCCACGACTACCGCTGCCCGCACTGCGGTACCAACCTGGAAAATGGCATCGGGGTCCACCTGCAGGAAGTCAATGGCAAGGTGATCAAGCACAAGGCCTTCGAATACGGGTGCCTGGCCTGCAACGGTGAGTTCGGCCCGGCCATCGCGGAGGAAGCCACCAAGGCCGCTCCGAATCGTAAGGTCGAAATCACCAACCGCTCGACCATCGAGCGCCCGACGAAGGCCGTCTGGCACATCGCTGACGAGATGTCCGCCGCCAACCCGCAGGTCCGCCGCAAGGATGTGATCGCCGAGTGCGTGCGCCGTGGCATCGCTTTCTACACCGCCCGTACCCAGTACCAGCAGTGGCTGGCCACGAAGAACGGCACCGCCAAGTAACAGGAGGCCAACATGCGCGACCTCGTAACCCGGGGTCGCCATCCTGCCGACCCTACCGGGGAGGTGTATGGTGACACCCATTGGCCCCTACCGAACTACTATGACAGGGAACCCACCATGAACATTGCAATCAACCGTGAAACCATGACCTTCATCGGGCTTGGCGAGTATCGGGTGGTGTGGGCCAAAGCTCTCGACGAGGTTGCGCCCGAAGCCATCGTAATCGGGGAAGCTGCGTCCGGCCGGACGTATAGCAAGTTCACGGACATGGAGCTCAAGCTCCTATACCGGAACACCACAGGGTTCCAGCACGAGGGCTTTGACTACAACGCTCTGCTCCAGTCCTGCAAGGTCCTAGGCCTCAAGCTGGAGCCCCTCCCCACCCCTCCGGGGCTGGTCCGGCTACCCAACCGGCCCACCTCGGAAACCCCGGCCCCCACGCCCCGTAAAGCCCCCGTGGCGAGGGCGGAAGGGGCCACCCCTACCCCAAGTGCCCGGCCCAAGCCCGGGACGGCTACCGGGCGTGTCTGGGATATCGCGGACGAGGTTGCTGCCGCGATGCCAGACGATGACCACAAGGCCCAGCGCGCGGAGATCGTCCGCCGCGCCGTGGCCGAGGGGATCAACCCGGCGACCGTCCAGGTCCAGTACGGCAAATGGAAGGGATCTAAAAACCAGGTGGCGGGGGCTTGACCTCGGCACCGGTGTAGGCTAAGATTCACGTCATGGGCTGGTGCACGTCGCAACGGCCCCTTAACCGGGCACAGCCCACCCTCTCATCCAGGAGAAATGCAATGAGCAAGAACCAGACCCCGGCC